CATGTTTCATGATTGGAATAATACAATGCTTCTGCTGATGCGAAATACGATGTAGCGGAATTCAAATAAGCTAAAGCAATAGAGATATTGGGATTATCACGAAATATCTCTTTATGAGCAGTAATCGCACGAAACATTCCACGGGTTATTAAAGATTTAAGACTACCTAAATAATCGTCCATTATAGAATTTTCCTTTCTTAAATACTCGGCATTGGCGGATGCCTGTAGGTAAATTATAGGAGATAAGGAAACAAATGACAAGAAAGATTCAACAAACAAGAAAGAGGTGAAAACATGAGTGAAACATCAGAAAACATCACGAAGAAGCAGGAAGAGAAGCGATTAGAGGACTTTAAGAAGATTGCGGAGAACTGGGACAAACTCCCAGAAAGAGCACAAGGGAAGATCGATGGGATTATTTCGATGGCTGCATCTGCATTTTTGAAAGAAACAAAGAAAGCAGGATGATGAAAGGAGAATCAAATGAACAATTTAACAGTATTTGAACAAAACGGTCAGCTACTCACCGACAGTAGAGAAGTAGCAATGACACAAGAAGAACGCAACGAATACTTATTAAAACACGAAAATTTTATTCGCTGCGCTCGGTGCAAAAATTTAATACACAGTTCAAACAAATATTGTCAATATTGTGGATGTCCTAATGAAAAAGAACTCCAAGCTATTAAAAAAAGCAAGGAGCTCAGTTCCGATATTGTGCTTAATGGAAAGATTATTTCTCAAGCTGTTCGGAAAGCCATTTGTGATACAACTCAAGAAGACGGACGTTCATTTTAAAACTGAATCCAGCTATAAATCCGGCTATTTCGTTAAAAGCATTAGGGTCTCCAAGAGATGTTTCAAGCGTTGGATAATCCTCATCATTAACGCCGTTGATATAGTCGATATCTTCTTGTGTTAACGATTTTTTAAATTCGTCAAAAGATTTAAGTACCATAGTCGATCTCCTTTCTTAAATACTCGGCATTGGCAGATGCCTGTAAGCAAATTATAGGAGATATGGAAACAAATGACAATAAATATTCAAAAAAGAAAGAGGTGAGAAAGATGTTAAAAAAGATTTACAGTGAACTGCTCCTTATAAGGAGAGAAATAAAGCAGCTCAACAAGACTTTGGAAAGAAATGTTGAACTGCAAAATAAAATGCGTGATGAGCCAATGTTTATACCGAGCTACTCACGTTCGTCCAAAGAACATACTGCTGAATAACATGATTTGAGTATGTTCTCTACATCATCACCAGACAATGGTTTGTGCATATTATTTTGGCTCATTTGAGCCATGGCCATCAATGCGGATTTCGCCAAATCTACAGCGAGTTCCTTGTTTGATTTATCCATAACTACATCTCCTTTCCTAAATACTCGGCATTGGCAGATGCCTGTAAGTAAATTATAGGAGAGTTGGAAACAAATGACAATAAAGATTCAAAAAAGAAAGAGGTGAGAAAAATGTGTTGGAGCGGAAGTGAAGGAATACCGGGAATGGATTCCACCCAAGAAGAGCAGGAACGGACAGGAAAGAAGTTATATGCTCAATCGTACAGAATCGATCAAATGGAATTTAATTCATTAAAATCAAGATTAAAAGACCTTGAAGCAGAGGTGGAAAGTCTTAAGATCAAGGCACTCTTATTACTGGTGATCTGTGTAGTAATTTCAATTTTTGCATCATTTTCAGTCATGAATATCGCAAGACAGTATTCAACGATTCACGATTACTACATGGATTCACAGAGAAATGATCGGGAGATGGGACGATCTTTGGACGAACTGATTCAAAAGATAGAAGAGTTTGATGCAAAGACTGATTAAAAACAGGAGATGATGAAGAAATGGACACTACAATTGCGTTAAAAGAAACATTAAAAACTGCAGAAATTGCAAAGATTACCGGTTGTTCCGTGAACGAAGTACGATACCGTATGAGACACAACATCTGGACATTTGGAGTCGTGCGGAAGACCGGGGCAGTAAAGAAACACTATGAAGCTACTATTTCCGAAGTGGCTGAGTTCTTCAGACTGAGCCGGGAGGAAGTTATCAGGAGGTTAAACGATGGGAAATAAGAGATTAACCATACAAAGAGTTGATCAATTCATCAGGCTCCTGGGAGCAACTGAAAAAGTGAACGGGTATGCAGAACAGCAGAAGCAGCATGCGATTGCCTGTTTAAATAATTATTGCAGGGAGTTGGAGTATCAAAATAGAAAATCAGTAAAAATCAAAGGAGAAACAGATGGACCAAAGGATCTTGAACATGACAGCAGGGCAAGTTCTGGAATACGGAGCACTTGTCAGCAGGAGGGATGAACTGAGGCAGCTTCAGGAAAATGAAGAAGTAACTGCAGAATTAAATCTGATAGAGGAGAGGATCAAAGAACTTGGATTTGAATGAAGAGAAGGAGAGGAAACAGATATGGATCATTCGTTGGCAGTCCGGCAGAATACGGAGCGAATATGGAACATACGAAGAGGCGAAACAGGTAGCAGAAGAAATCGGAGGAGAGTACATCATTGTATGAGCTTCAGGGAGAGAAGAAAGATTCGGTACACTTTGGAACTGTTGCGGATTCTGGAAGCGGCTGCAGCAGTATGCACAGTGATGATGATAGAAGCGGGAACATTGTGGATAGGAATGATACTCGTTATTTTGGTGATTGAGTTCTGTTGCCGATACATAGAAAAAAGTATAAAAAAGTAGTGCACCTGCCGCAAACAGATGCACCGGATATTTTGCCAATACAAACAAAATAAAAACTCATTTATATTGTACACCTGTATTGGCAAAATGTCAAAGAAAATGAGAGCAAAAAGCTCCCGTTTTTCACTTGATAAGAATATTAAACTTAGGAGCAAAACAGGATGTATAAACGAAAGAGTTATGACCTGGGAGACATCAGAGAAGTGATGGAGTATCACAATGGGAGATATGGTGCTCCGGGAATGCCGAGAATGAAAAAGAAGAAAGCCACACCAGAGCAGATCAGGAAAGTGAATCAGTGGAATAAAGAACGGCAGTGCTGGAGAAAGATGAAGCTGAACTTTCAGGATAATGACTACTGGGTGACATTGACTTATAAGCCGGAGAACAGGCCAGAAGATATGGAGAAAGCAGCAAAAGACATCAGGAAGTGGCTCAATAAAGTACGGACACAATACAAGAAACGGGGAGCAGAACTGAAATGGATGCTGCATACCGAGATTGGAAGCCGGGGTGGTGTTCATCATCATCTGGTCATCAACCGGATTCCGGATGCAGATTTGATTATGCGAAAGGTATGGGACAAGGGTGGAGTCCACATGGATTTAATGTATGACGAGGGTGGGTTTCGAAAACTGGCCGAGTATTTAAGTAAAACGCCGGATGAAGAAAACAAACTGAGAGAGAGCCGGTACTCCTGCAGCAGAAATCTGAAGATTCCGGTTGCGGAAGTAAAGACATATAAAAGAAAAACATGGAGTGACGAGCCGAAACCGCCAAAAGGCTATTATCTTGACAAAGAAACATACCATGAAGGAATCAATCCGGTAACAGGATACAAATACCGAAGATACATCCTGATCCGTTTGAACAGGAGAATTTGATATGAAAGCATTGAATATTTACATACGGACAAGTCTGACGGGGCCATGTATCAAAGATGGGTGCTGGGCGGCTGCAATCGAATATCAGACAAGGAAAGGTCCGGCAGTCAAAGGAATATGTGGGGCGGAGAAAGAGACAACGTATTATCGCCTGGTACTGCTTGGAATCGTAGAATCCTTAAAAACACTAAATACGGCATGCCATGTGACCTTATATACAGACTGTATTTTTATCAAGAATATGATTGAAAACGGAAAACCGGAGCAGTGGAAACGGTCAGAGTGGAGAAAGCCATCTGGAAAGGGGATCAAGAATCCAGAATTATGGCAGCAGTATCAGGAACTGGCAGAGCGGAATGAAATAGCCGTCAGATTTAGTAAACATCACGATTACGTGGAAAAATTAGAGAAATTACTGGAGGAAAAACAGCATGTTTGATGTATTTGGAAATTTTGATTCCGTAGAAGAATTGAATGCATGTGCAAAAGGACTTTTGGAGGAGCAGGATCTGGAGCATTTAAAAGTGCTGGCAGAGGAAAACGGGATTCCGGATGGAATCCGGGAAGTATATGAGCAGCATCTGTCGGAAGAACTGGTAGATTTAGTAAATGCGGCACTTGGAAAGCTTCAGATCGAGTTAAAGGAGGAAACGGACGGGATGCCGGCAGGAGAGATCGTGTCGTATCTGTCCATGAGGTGCTTCGAAAAAGAAACTCTGGCAAAAGCAGTAAGAAGAAAGAACCGGACACTCAAAGAATGTCTGAAGCATATCCGGAAAGAAGCAGAAAAAAGAGTCAAAGAAAGAAGCGGGTCACAAATGGTGGCAATGCCGGATCTGGAAGTATTTGCCATGGCAGAAGAATACTATCTGGAGGCGGAGAAATGAGACGAGGAGAGTTATTAAAGCTTCCAGAGTTAAAAGTAACGGAAACTATGCGAAAGACAGTCAGGGAAGATCAAGGACATCAGGTACTAAGATGTGGAAGACCACCTGTCTGGAGTGCAACATATTATTGGTTCTATCGTGCCAAGAAGACAGGAACGGTTTTAGAGATCGATGTATTTACAAGGGATATGATCTTGGCTGGCACAGCACATCCGGAATACCGGCTATTCCTTTTGGAAGAAAACAAGTACTACACCTATGACAATTTGTGTGAGAAGTGGAGAACTGCAAAAATAGATAACTTAAGCTACATGGAAGGATGTGAAGAGATACAACAAGGGTACTGGTACAGTAGCAGAAAAGTGTGGATACGAGAAGAGGATCAAAAACGGATCTCAGAATTTTGTCACAACGGAAAGAAAGAGCCACGTGCAGCAATCGCAAGATGGCAAAATTACAGTAAGGGCAGAAAAGAAATTGACGAAATTGATTCTGAGATGGCACTGGTGCCGGAACTGCCAAAAGATTTTGATGATTTTGTAGATCGGGAAGTCCTTCCACAGTATTTGTTTTATGATGCCGGAAGAAAGGTAACAAAAGGGTATTGCACACATTGTGGAAGAGAAGTAAAAATCAGGAATCCACACTATGGAGACGAGGGCGAATGTCCATCCTGCAGACATCCCATTACCTACCGAAGTCGAAAGAAAGGCGGAAATGTTCACGCAAGAGGATATGCAGGACTCCTGCAGAAAACAAAAGAGGGGTATGTATACCGATATTTTGAGTGTTATCGGAAATTCAGGAATGGACAAAAGGGAGATGGCGGGTACTGGGAGCTGATACGGATCACGTATGACCGGAATTTAAAAAAGATTCATGAATTTGAATATGAACAGTATAAGCAGACAGACTGGGTTCGGTGGTGTTGCAGAGACGGATGGAGATATTATGCAAAAGTGGTAGAGCATGAAGCAATCCTCTATAACCGGAATCTCAAGCAGATCTTAAAAGGAACACCGTTTCAGTATTCTGCAATGGAACGTTTTGTGAAACATGGGAAATATCGGGAAAAAATGTATTTGGATCAATATCTGGAGGGATACCGGTATATGCCTGGAATCGAACAGCTGGTAAAGTGTGGGTTTTACAGAATTGTCAAAGAAAAAATGCAGGGGTACAACACAGGAAACTTAAAGAAGAAAGAGAGATCTTGTAAAAAGATACTGGGGCTAAACGGGGAATGCTACCAGCTGTTGGCTGGAAAGAATCCAAGCACAAGGGAATACAACACCACTTATAAAATGCAGGAAAAGGGATTGCATCCAACATGGCAGCAGGTTCAGTTTTTTGCAAGGTTTCCGAGGAATTTCACCAGGTATATCCGGTATACCACCATTCACAAGATGGAACGGTACATCAAAGAAGTGTTAGGAGAAGATGAGAGACGAGCCGTGGATTATCACGATTATCTGAAGATGGCAGAGGAACTGGGGTATAACATGCGAGAGCCGTGGATCTTATTCCCGAAGAATTTAGAACAGCGTCATGAAGAGTTGATTGAAGAGAGCAGAGAACGAGAAATAAAAGCCAAAGAGGATTTGGACAATAAAAAAGACAAAAGATACGAGCAATATAGAAAACGGGACAGTTATCTGGAAATGGAAACAGAACAATTTTTATTGAGGCTTCCGAAACGAATCCATGAAATCCGACAGGAAGGAAATGCCATGCATCACTGCGTCGCCACGTATATTGACCGGGTGGCAAAAGGAGAGACAACGATTCTATTCCTGCGAAAGAAGCAGGATCCGGAGACACCGTTTTATACCATGGAGGTAAACAATGGGGTGATGATCCAGTGTCGGGCAAAATATAACGGAGACATGACAGAGGAAGTCAAAGAATTTGTTGAGCTATTCAAAAGAAAGAAGTTGAAACGTACAGAAAGGAAAGCTGGATAGATGGAAGAATTACAGACAATCAGTACACTGCAGGGAGTAGAAATTGCATTACGAAAAGAACTGGAACATATAGCAGAGGGATACATTAAAGTCGGGTATCTCTTAAAAAAGACCAGAGATGCAGAGTTTTATAAAGAGAAGGGGTATGCAGATGTTTTTGAGTTTGCAAAGGAAACCTTCAATATCAGCAGGACGTGGGCAATTCGGTTCATGCAGATCAATGATACATACAGTATTGATGGGAACATCCCGGAAATTCAGGAGAAATACCGGGGATATGGCAGCAGTAAGCTGTCTGAAATGTTGGCATTGCCGGAAGAAGTGCGGGAAGTGGTACCAAGAGATGCCACGGTACGGGAAATCCGGGAAGTAAAAGAAGTTATCCGGGAAACAGAAGATCGTTATTCGCCGCAGATGAGCCTGTGCGACATCGCACCAGAAGAACACCATGGAAGCTGGACGGAAACGTTAGTGTATGAATTTTTCAAAGGAGAGGGAAAAGGCTGCTTTGAAAAAATGGCTAAATGGATATGGGCTGACGAGCCAAAAGAAGCAAGTACGATCAACTGGGAGATCATGGGAATTGTGGCTCCAACAAAATTCCGGATGTTTCGGATGCAATTTGCAAATGCACTATTCAGTGAATTTCAGATTCGGATCATGCCATACAACGGCAGGGGAGAACCAGAAGAGATGAGCTATCTGGAGTTGGCCAAAACATTTGAACAGACCTTTTATCCGGAAGGCAGGAAGACTTCTGATTCAGAAGCCTATGAAAGAGTTTATCAGGTGCCGCTGAGAGAAAAGAAAGAGAGGGAAGTCTTAAAGACGGAACCATTAAAGAAAAAGGCAGAACCTGCAAAAGCACAGGAAACTTTGGAAGAGCCAAAAGAAACAGAAGAACAGATTCAAGGACAGATGGAAGTGGAAGATTATCCGGAACTGATGCCGGATGCTCCGGTTATGAATCTTCCGGAAGAAGAAAAACAGGTACATGAGATCACAGAAGAGGTGGTTCAGGAAGGGGAAGTCATAGAAGACATCTTAAAATCCGGGGATCCGGATAAAATCATCCAGCTTCTGAAGAAAGAATTTGCCTGGCCAAAAGGCGGATGGGACAACTGGAAAAAGAAAGTGATTACTTTATGAGTATTGATTATAGTGATATGGCGTTTCCTAAGCCGAAAAAGAAGAAAAAGAGAATCAGCCATCCGAAAAGTATTTTGAACACAGAAAAGGGCGTGTGCTATCTCTGTGCCAATCTGTATGGAGACTATCGGCAGCAGTATACGGAGGAACACCATGTATTGTTTGGATCCGGGATGAGAATTCTATCGGAAGCCGAGGGATTGAAAGTGTATTTGTGTGAACCGCACCATAAAAGCGGGAAAGAAGCTGTACATAATTGCAGAAAGACAAGAGAACTGCTTTGCGAGATCGCACAGAGGGAATATGAAAAGTCACACACACGGAAAGACTGGATGAAGATCAGCAAGAAAAATTATCTGGATCAGCAAGAGTTGATGAAAGAACCGCAAAATGAAAAGCAGAAAGAAGGACATCCAGGATTCCAATTTTTATAGCATCTCCGGCCAAGTGCCGTGAAGATACAACAGCAGGTACGTCACAAAACCTGTCGTAAGCCATTACATTATCTCCCAGATAACTCTGGGAGAGGAAAGGAGCATCATGTTTATTAAGACGAGCATATTTAAGAGAATATTGAAGGATGCATGGAAAGGTGCAGGACTCACTGTAGGAAAGAAAGAGGAAATGTACTTCATACAGGGAGCCTATTGGATATTATTTGTATATGAGAAGGACTTTACAAGCAAGAATAAGGCAGCAGTCATTGAACTTGTGGGGGATCTTCCGGAAGAGGGCGAAGTATACAGAGCCTATGAAAAAGGAGAAAAGCAGTATGAACTAAAAGTAAGGGATGAGTGGGAATACAAGAAATGGTTATCAGCCAGAGACCGGTATGAGGATACAGAAATCAAATACAGGGGAATGGCAGTGTTACAGAATGTAGAGACAAAAGAGATGAGTTACATACCAGATCAAATTCTGGAATTGGTAAGCCTATCCGAAACAGGTGAGTATGAAGACTTTCCGACAGGACCTATGGGAATGGGATATTTCGTCCTGTGGGTAAATGAGACTGGAATGTTATTGACTGTAAAAACACCGGCAAATGAAGATAACATGGATGGAAGAATCTTGAAAGCGCTGAGCGGGCTGGAAATGGAGTAATACCATGACGGGTATCAGCGGAATATGCAATATAGGAGAAAAAGATGGAAAACAACACAGTAAAGATCACAGGAAAAATTATGGAAACACCAGAGTATTTATTGACTTCACAAGACAGAAGAAAGATCTATAAATCAACTATAGAAGTCATGCGGACAAGTGGAAACATGGATGTCATACCGATTCAGGTGCCGGAACAGATAGTGCAGGAGATTCGGGATAATGTAGGAGGGAGAATTACAATCTTTGGAGAATACAGATCTTACAATGAAAAGGATGGAGAAAGAAATCATTTGAAATTGTATGTATTTGTAAAAGGAATCAGCGAAGCTGGTGAAGCGGATCAAAACAGAATTGATCTGATTGGATATATCTGTAAACAGCCGCTCTATCGAGAGACACCACTCGGAAAAGAAATCACGGATATTTTAATTGCAGTAAACAGGAAACACAGAAAAAGTGATTATCTCCCGGCAATTTGCTGGTATTCGAACGCAAGGCTGGCAGCAGGGCTTCCAGTCGGAACAAAAGTGAGAGCCATGGGAATGATACAGAGCAGGATTTATGTAAAAGGCGACAGCGAGAGAACAGCTTATGAAGTCTCAATAAGAGAAATGGAAGTGATCGAGTAGTGGAAGGTTACGAGAAATACGCATCCAGGATACAGGAACTTTTATTTGACGGGATGGATGTACATGAGGTGTGGGTGTACATGAAAGTTATGTTCCAGATTGAGAAAAATGAGATTTGTTTTCGGGCATATCTGGAGAGATCGGGACTGATCTGGTTTGCGGAAGCGGGCAGCAGAAGACAGGTCAAGGTACCGGATCTGCTGGAGACAAAGAGAAAACTGGAAATGAATCGAACGAAAATTTCAAAGCCGCTCTGTAAATATCCGGATTGTTTCCGATGTGTATATCCGGATTGCACATGTAATGAAGGCCTTACGAAAAAAGGGAATGATGAACTGGTTCGGGAGTTGGCGAAGAGATAGGGAAAAAAGATTAATGGATGAGGAAAACACGGAGGAATAGCATGGACATGTTAATTACAATCGCATTCTTGACCCTTTACTACATATTGGGGCTGGGAACTGTAATTACTTTAAAAACAGGAATCGAAGAGGAAGCAGAACTTGAAGGAGAAGATTATCTTCTGGCTGGAGGGTTTCCGATACTGTTATTTGTGGTGTTTTTGGATTGGATTGTGCGGAAGATAGCGAGGTAAGAGAAATGAAAAAAATTTAACTGGGATGAATTTAAGAATAAAGACAATAAGATTGCGGTGCATTGTAAGACCGAGGAAGAAGCGATAGACTTTTGTAAACAGATGTATAAGCATGGCATGGTATGGGCATCTGGGAGTAGTTATTTGAGTTATACACACTATGGGGTATACAGGGATAAAACGTGTTACGGTGGAGATGGTAGGTATCGAAGTTATGATTACTTCAAGAAGTATAAATACAAAATTTTAGAATGGAGTGATTATATGAACAAAGAATTTACCAAGGCAGATTTGAGGGACGGGATGGTAGTGGAACAGAGAGATGGGAATATGTATCTTGTATTGGCTGGGATGGCAGTGAGAAAAAGCAAACGCAATAGTATAGTCGGTTATACTGATGACTTGAAATGGAAAGGTTATACAGGAGGAGACATCGTTAAAGTCTATAGAATTACTCCGAAATCACTCGGATGCATAGAAGATGTGTTTATTAAAAACAACCTCGAACTCATCTGGGAACGCACCGAGCCGAAGAAAATGACAGTGGAAGAGATACGCGAAAAGTTAGAAGAACTGACTGGAGAAGAAATTGAGGTGATGGCATGAGAGGAACAACCTTAAAGCATAGACGTGGCAAGAAAGCAATGAAGCAGGATCAGAAAGATCACTATGCAGGAATGGCAGAACATGAACCAACAGAGAATGCCAAGAAGTGGATGCAAAGAGGTGCGTACTCTGTGGAGGACTGCTTAAGAAAATGGGGAGTAAATACGAAAAGGAGTGTTGCCAGTGGACAAGAAGATACTGATTGAGTATGCAGACATGAAAGAAGAGATAAAAGATCTGAGACGTAGGATTGCAGAGGATAAAAAGAAAATAGAGCAACTGAACAAGATTACTGTGCAAGATTCTGTTGCATGTGGAAAGAAAGGCAACAAACCATTGCGAACAGTGAAAATAACAGGCTTCCCACAAAGAGAATATGAAAAACGTGAGTTTTTACTTGAAAAGCGCATTGCAAAGCTGCAGATGTTGGAGACGGATCTTCTGGAGAAACAGATACAGGTAGAGGAATATATAGAGAAGATAGAAAAGAGCCGTTTAAGAACTATGTTCAGATTATATTACATAGATAATCTAACCTGGGAAATGGTAGCAATGCAAATGAACTATATGTTCCCAAAGAAAAAAATCCCGTTTACAAAAGACAGTTGCAGGATGATGCATGATAGATATCTTGAAAAAGTTTCATAAATGTTCGCCACTGTTCGCTTCAAAGATGCTAATATGGTATAAAGCCGAAAGGAACAAGCTGGACGGCTGAGGCGTTTTTAGTTTTCCTCCTAAAGACCCAGTAAAACAATACACAAATTACAAAAGGCGTCTTGCATGAAAGCGCAGGGCGTTTTTGTATAAATGTTGATCGGACATAGCTCAGTCGGTTAGAGCAGCAGCCTTATAAGCTGTGTGTCACGGGTTCGATTCCCGTTGTCCGGATTGTGGACTACTGCAAACCCCTTTTCTTATAGATTTTGATTGTGTATTTTGGTTTCAGTTGGCATTGTAATTCTCTCATGGCAGTAGTCCTAAATTCTTGGCATCCAGAGATGGGTGCTTTTATTATGCTTAAAAGGAGTAAAAGCATGGGAGTTATTAAAAAATATTGTGCAAGCATAGTAAGACAGAATATGTCAGTACAGATCTTGTAAGGCAGAATGATGGCAGCTTTATCACAGAGCACACATGGAGATGCAAAGACTGTGGAAAACTGATCGAAGGGAGGAAGCATGGTGTTGATCAGCACATTATAATATGCCATTTTCAGAAAAATAAATAGTGCAGAAATAATACGGGGATCTTCCATCCCCGAACCCCTGGAATCCTTGTTATAACAGTAATAGAAAAAATTATTACCGTTATAACAAGGCTAAAAATGGGATATTTTAATTTTCCGAATTCTGCAAATTATGGCATCAAATAAAATGCGTTGTAACAAGCATGGGAAAGTTTTACGAAAGCCGAAAGTGGAAAAAGAAAAGAGAACACATCCTAAGACGTGACAGCTATCAGTGCCAAGAGTCGAAGAGGTACGGCAAGTATGCGGAAGCTACGACAGTACACCATATCTATCCTCTGGAAGAGTATCCAGAGCTTGCACTTGTGGACTGGAATCTTATCAGCATGTCCACTGCACAACATGACAGGATGCACGACAGGAAGACAGGTAAGGTCACAGCTGCTGGATTGTACTGGCAGAGAAAAAGAAGAAGGGAGTTTGAAGCATGGAAAAAATCAAGATGTATGCAGTGAAGTGGAGAGGTAAAGCAAGCGAGTGTGAATATGAAGTTATGAATACGTTAGATAAGATAGGGCAAGTGTGCGTAGACGTACATGATGATGACATATTTACAAGCTACAGCATAGATGTAGATAAAGCATTCCAAACCGAAGAAATAGAAATGAAAATAATCACGATGAATAAAGAAACAGCAAAGAGCATGGTAGAATGGTTCAAAGATAAAGTTGGAATGGAAATGAAAATGGAAGAGATTGAGGTATCCCCCCTCACTTTTGAGAATTAAAAATGTCTCAGGAGAATCGGGAGAGAGGACTCTTTCCAATAGCGCGGGATTCTGAAAATAAATTTTCCGGCAGATAGGGAGGTGAGAATAGGTGGCAAGATACATACCGCAAAGGCAAACAATTATTGACAGAACAGTTAAATACATGAAAGAGCTCGGAACCTACAAAGTGCAGTACAAACAGGTCATTGAGATCTATGCAGATATGATTTACCAGTACAATGTGCTGAGCAAACAGTTCGAAGAATCTGGATACGAAGTGATTCTGGATACAGAGAAAAGTGGGGGTAAAAAAAGCCCTATTCTCGTGAGTCTTGAAAACCTCCGAAAAGATATCGGGACATATTCTGACAGACTGATGCTAAATGCAAAAACGTACAATGCGGAGATTGAACAGCCGAAAAAAGAGAAATCTGCATTTGCATTATTACTGGAAAAACAGAAGGGGAAGTAAATGGACTTATCCCACATTAACAGTCCGCATTTCGATACGGCTGTTCGCTATGCGGAGGATATTGCAAATAAAAGGATGCTTGCAAATGAGGATCGAGTTCTTGCGTGCAGAAGATTTCTGTCAGATCTCGAAAGAGATGATCTGGATTTCCGCAGCGATCAATTTGATTTTGTGATCGATTTGATTGAGGGGACTATCCACCATGTACAGGGCGAGGATAAGAACGGAGTGAGTTTTAAAGGAACTCCGATGTTATTGACTGACTGGCAGAAATTTGTATGCGTGAACCTGTTTGGATTCTTTCGGAAAGGAACAGATATTAGGCGTTTCAACGAAGCGCTTATTTTTTTACCAAGAAAACAGGGAAAAACATCCTTCAGTGCTGCGCTTGCTGAAGCAAAGAGTATTCTGGACAGAGGTTCTGGTGCGAAGACATACATTGTGGCGAACTCGGTGAAGCAAACTATGGAAAGTTTTGGATTCCTGGTTGATAATGCGGAAGAATTAAAAGGCGATGTGAGGAAATTGCGGATCCGTGATAATAATCAGGAGCATTCCATTAGCATTGATTTTGGCGATGGAACAGCAGAAATGTATGCAATCGCAAACCAAGAAGATAAATTGGATTCTTTAAACTGTAACTGTCTGATTCTTGATGAGTTGCATTCTTGGAAAAGAGCCGGCGCAAAAAAATACATCTTGATGAAAAATGCCATGAAAGCATATAGAAACAAACTGTTGATCGGTATTTCTACGGCGGGTGATATTCCGGACGGATTCCTTGCGAACAGAATCAAAACATTACATGAAGTTTTAAACGGGACAATTACAGATAAGGCGTATGACTCCTATTTTATTTTTATTTGCAAAGCAGATCAGGATAAAGAGGGAAATGTTCTGAATAGCAAAGGAGAAATCACGACACTGGATGATCCGGAAGTACTACAGATGTGTACGCCGTCCATTGGAGTTACTGTTACAGTAGATGAGCTGATGGATGATGCAGCGCAGGCAATGAATGAACCACAGCTAAGAGCAGAATATTTGAATAAAACTCTGAATATCTTTACGAACGCTTTAAATGCATACTTTGACATTAACGAGTTTAGATCATCCGATGATGAATATAGCTGGACATTGGAAGAGCTGGCGAAGCTCCCAATCACATGGTACGGAGGTGCTGACTTGTCAAAGCTTCACGATCTAACAGCCGGAGCAATTTATGGAACATATAAAGACGTGGATATCTGCATTACACACGCTTTTTTCCCAAGGGCAGCAGCAATTAAAAAAGCGGATGAAGATGGTATCCCGCTGTTTGGTTGGGAAGAGGATGGATGGCTGACGATGAGTAATACAGCAACGGTGCTTCCCGATGACATTGTAAACTGGTTTATCTCCATGAAAAAGATGGGATTCAAAATCAAAATTGTTGGATTCGACAAGAAGTTTGGACGTGAATTTTTCTTAAAAATGAAAAAATCTGGATTTAAGATTCAAGATCAGCCACAGTATTTTTACGTGAAGTCTGAGGGATTCCGGCACATTGAAGTGAAAGTGAAGAATAAGAAATTTTACTATCTGCATTCGGATGCCTTTGAATATTGCGTACAGAATGTAAGGGCAATTGAGAAAGTGGATGACATGATCCAGTACGAAAAGGTAGACGGAGACGGCGGTGTAAGACGAATTGACTTATTCGATGCCGGCGTCTTTTCGTGTTGCCAGATGTTGGCGGACATGGCGCTTGGAAATGTAGCGAATAAATGGTTAAAGAGAGAGTAGGGGGAAGAATGGGCATGAAAACAGAATGCGAAATCCTTTATTTATGCGATGGGAAAAGATGCGAGAAATGTAGTGGAGATTGCAAACATACGACTGATATATCTCATGCTAAAAATAAGGATGATTTTATTGACAGAAAATATACTTGCCTTGGAAGAGCTGAAAACGGGAGACTGATTTTTGCAGAAGACGAAGAATAGGAGGCTAAAATGGCAAAGAAAAAGAAGCAGAAGAGTATCAGATCAGAACCACAGAATAAAGTATTTGTGTATCAGGGAGCTACGTTCTCTGATTTTTTATTGCCTTCCGGGTACACAACGCTGGCGCAGAACCCGGAAATTCGGGCGGCGTGTCAGAAAATTGCGGATCTGGTTTCCGGTATGACAATCCACCTGATGGAAAATGGTCCACATGGAGATATCCGAATTAAGAATGAGTTATCACGAAAGATAGACATTAACCCATACTCTCTGATGACCAGAAAAGCGTGGGTATACAATATTGTCTACTCCATGCTATTACCGGGTGACGGAAACGCTGTTGTCCTTCCTGTAATGAGAGATGGATATATCGATGAGCTAATCCCTCTGAAGCCGTCCATGACGAGTTTTGAAGAAACGCCGACAGGATACAAGATAATCTACGGAAGTGAAGAATACGATCCGAGCGAAGCACTACACTTTGCGATCAATCCGAATCCGGAGTATCCGTGGAAGGGAACGGGATACAGGCTTGCTTTAAAGGATATCGCATCGAATTTAAAACAGGCGAATGCAACCAAAAAATCTTTTATGAGCGGACAGTATATGCCGAACATCATTGTAAAGGTAGACGCAGCCACGGAAGAACTTGCAAACGAAGCAGGAAGAAAACAGATAAGAGAGAAATATTTGAAAGAATCGAAACCGGGTGAGCCTTGGGTAATACCAGCAGAACTCTTGGAAGTATCCGAGGTAAAGCCGTTATCCTTAAAAGATATCGCAATTAACGAATCAGTTGAGATTGACAAGAGGACGGTCGCATCCTTGTTGGATGTACCGCCTTTTTTCTTGGGAGTCGGAAGCTTTAACAAGGACGAGTATAACAACTTTGTCCGGACGAGGGTAAAGTCGATTGCGGACGTATTCCAACAAACACTTACCAAAGGATTGATTCAGAGTCCGCATTGGTACTTTAAATGCAACTCAAAGAGCTTAATGGCTTATGACACCAAGGAGCTTGCAGAAATCGGCATGAACCTATATATCCGAGGAATCTACACTGGAAATGATGTGCTGAACCTGATCGGTGACTCTCCGAAAGACGGATTGAATGATCTAATCATCCTTGAAAACTTTATTCCGCAGGGGATGATTGGAGAACAGAAGAAATTAAGGACGGGAGGTGATGAATAGTGGAGCGAAAAAAAGAAAACTTAACCAGATCGTGGAAAGCGGAGTTTGAAACACGAGAAGCGGAAGACGGAAAGAAAACAATTTCCGGTTATTTTGCTGTGTTTAATTCCGAAACAGAGTTGTGGCCGGGAGCTTATGAAGAGATTGCACCAGAAGCATTTGCGAACACCATGAGCAACGACATCCGTGCTCTGACAAACCATGATGACACACTTGTACTTGGACGAACAAAAGTCGGAACTTTACATCTGAGAACCGATACAAGAGGTCTATGGGGCGAGATCGATATTAACGAAAACGACACAGACGCCATGAACCTATATGAGAGGGTAAAACGTGGAGATGTGGATCAGTGCTCGTTCGGTTTTAACATCGTGCGTGAGGAAACGGACTGGAGAGATGACGGCACTGTGAAATGGACAATACGAGAAGTTGATCTGCACGAAGTGTCTGTATGCACATTCCCGGCTTATAAAGATACGGGCGTACAGGCGAGACATGCACAGGTGCAGCAGCACAGAGAGAAACAAGTAGAGCAGTGGAGAAACAACGCTATTAAAAGACTGAAAGGAGAAAAGTAATGGCTTTAAGACAGTTGATGCTTGCGAAACAGATCGCAGACAAAGAAAAGGAACTGGAAGAAATGCGTGGAAAAGACGCAGATTTTGAAACAAGAGAAAAGGAACTGGAAACATCGATCAGTGAAGCGAACACCGAAGAGGAAAGAGGTGTTGTTGATGGAGAGATCGAGAAGTTCGAGCAGGAGAGAGATGCTCACAACGAAAGAAAAAGTGAATTAGAGACGAAATTATCTGAACTTCGCGAGCAGATGAAGGAGTATGAAAAAACACCGGAAAGAAGGGAGAAGAAAAAAGACATGGGTAGAAGAAATGAAGAAGAAATTGAAGAAATGAGAAGTGCGATTAACTCATTTGTAAAATCAAAAGGGCAGGTGAGAGAAGGGGGCTTTAAAGAAGTAGATGCAGGAATCCTGATCCCGGTAGAAATGCTGGCTGTTCAGAAAAAGCCGGAAGATGTAGTGGATCTGGGAAATTACGTGAAGAATGTAAGCGTAAACAGTTCATCTGGAAAATATCCAGTAATTGCGAAATCTGGAAGTAAAATGTCTACTGTTAAAGAACTGGAACAGAACCCAGAGCTTTCCAAACCAAAAATCTCAAATATCGACTATAGCATCGCAACAAGAAGAGGATATATTCCGATTTCTCAGGAGGCTATTGATGACGCTGACTATGATGTAACAGGTCTGATCCGGGATGAAATCAATGACCAGTCCAGAAATACAAGAAATACAGATATCGCAACTGTATTAAAGAGTGCAACAGAGAAAAGTGTTACAGGTCTTGACGGACTGAAAGATTTGGTAAACAAAGAAATCAAAAAAGTATATCCTGTAAAATTCATCATTTCCTCTTCTCTTTACGCAGAGCTGGACAAGCTGAAAGACAAAAACGGAAGATATCTACTGCAAGATTCCATCACTTCCGCAAGTGGGAAAATGCTGTTTGGCAAAGAGGTAGTTGTTCTGGACGATGATATGATCGCAGGAGCTGGAGAACTGAAAGGCTTTGTTGGTGACGCAAAATCATTCTGTACATTTTTTGACCGCAAGCAGGCAAGCGTTGAATGGGTAGATAACCAGATTTACGGCAAACTGCTTGCCGGAGTTGTAAGATACGATGTGAAGAAAACGGATACAGACGCCGGATTCTATATTACATACACACAGGGGGAATAGTTCCCTCTGACGATGTAGCCTTAGTTGGCAGAGGGAAAGTAGGCAAGGCAAAAGTAGGTAAAGCAAAATAGTATAATGGAGGTATTCAAAATGGCATACGAACCAACTACATGGAATAATGATGACGTTATTACAGCGGAGAAACTGAATAAGTTAGAGCAGGGCGTGAAGAATGAGCAGGTTGGACCAGCAGGGCCAGCAGGCCCAAAAGGCGATCCGGGTGCGCAGGGACCTGCGGGACCAAGTTACACTCTTCCAGCAGCAAGCAAAACAACACTGGGCGGTGTGAAACAGGCTGCGCTTGTAGCAGAAGCGGCAGGAGAGAATGTGACAAAGGCAGAATTCAAAGCACTTCTTGACGCATTAAAGGCAGCTGGACAGATGGCAAGTAAATAGAGGGAAACGCTATGAGAGCGATTGTGTTTCAATTGTTAAAAGACAGGGTTGGGATCTCTACAAATAGTAGGGATCCTGTTCTTTATGCGATTATAGATGGAATCCTTGATGAATGTGAAAACGTATATGGTATTCACATAACGGAAGAGAGGCATGACCACATCTTACTTATATTGGATTGGGCTACGTGGAAGTACAGCCATCCAGAAGACGGCGTGATTCCGAGAAGTATCCGGTTTAGGATAAATAATCTGATGATTAAGGCGGTGCAAAATGAATCGAACATGGGATGAGAAAGTGATATTGATATCTTCCAGCGGGTATGAAGAGGACGAGATCGGTCAGCAAGCGCCGATTGAAGTGGAGCAGGAGATTTGGTGTTGCAAAGAGAAAGTATCCCGAAATGAATTCTATCTTGCCGGACAGAACAATATGGAAGTTTCGGAGATTTTAATCGTGCATCCTTATGAATATGAAGGGCAGAGGTATATCCGATTTCGCGGAAAGAAGTTGAAAGTGATTAAGACATATCCAATCAGCACGGAAGAGTTGGAACTGACCTGTACGGAGAGGATTGAAAAATGAGTGAGAGTATAAGTGCTGACAGGCTGGCAAGAGAAATCATGCGGCAGATGGAAGAATACACAGAAGAAGTTAAGGAAACAACACAGGAAGTCGCAATGAACGTGTCTGGAAAAGCCGCAAAAAAACTAAGAGAAAATAGCCCAAAGAGCAAAAACGGAGGCGATTACGCAAAAAACTGGACTAGGACGACCGATAAATACGGAATAACAGTATACAACAAATCCCCAACATACCGCCTGACCCATCTGTTGGAAAAAGGACACCAGCTGAGGCGTGGTGGAAGAAAAATAGGTGAAGTACAGGCATACCCACACATTGAAGAAGTGGAACAGGAGTACATAAAGGAATATGTTGAAGAGCTGGAAAGGAGACTGTGAAAATGACATTGCCAGAATTAAAAGACAAGTTAAAAACGCTAGATCTTCCGATTGCGTATCGTTGTTTTGTAGTCGGTCAAGTACCAGAACTTCCGTACATTGTATACTATGTGGACGAAGATATCGGATTTTATGCGGATGACACCGTGTATTACGAGGGATGCGCCGTCACGATTGAGGTGTACACGGATCAGAAAGACTTGCAGTTAGAGAAAAAAGTAAAGCAACTATTAAACGATAATCAACTCCCGTATGAATCATACGAGAGTTTTTTAGATTCCGAAAATATGTATTTGAAAGCATACGAAATTGATATATAGGAGGTAACATATGACAGGAGCAACAAAAGCTGTACAGGCAAAAGAAAACAAAGTGGAATTTGGCTTAAGAAACTGTTATTACGCTGTTGTTACAGTGGATGAGAGTGGAAAAATCACGTACGGTGCACCGAAGAAATTGCCGGGTGCGGTAAGCATCACATTCGACAAGAGTGGTGATCTGATCCGATTTAAAGCTGATGACATTGATTATTACACAAACGCAAACAATCAGGGATACGAAGGTACTCTGACGCTTGCGAGAGTTCCGGAAGAATTCCGGACAGAAGTGTTAAAAGAGGAGAAAACAAAAAAAGGTGTGATTCTCGAAAACTCTGACGCACAGGTAGCGAATATCGCACTGATGTTTGAATTTCAGGGAGATGCCAAGGCAACTAGACACCTCTTTTATTACTGCTCTGTAAACAGACCATCTGTCGGAAGTACAACAAAAGACAGTGGAGAACCGAACACAACAGAACTTTCGCTTGTGGCAAGTCCGAGACCGACAGACAACTTAGTTAAAGCATCCACAGCAGCAGGAGTTGACGAAGCAACATATAACTCTTGGTATACAACAGTATATGAAAAATCGGGGGAATAGCACCCCCTGAAGACCTCGCCTTGGTAGGCAGGGGGAAGATTGGAAAGGCAAAAGTAGGTAAAGCGAAATAAAGGGCGGAGTGATCTGCCCAAATAGAAAAAGTGGAGGATGTTATGGAAAAAACAATTTACATTGACGAAAAACAAGTGAAATTAAAATCAACGGCAGCATTGCCGAAACGATATAAAGCGCAGTTTGGAAGAGATTATTTTGCAGACCTGATGAAAGTAGCGAAAGTGTTTGGAAAAGGAACGAAAAGGAATTTTGGAATACAGGATATTTCTTTTGCTTCTCTTGACCACATGGACATGGAAGTATTTTATGACATCATCTGGACAATGGCTAAAACAGCAGACAGGATGATTCCTGATCCATTGGAGTGGCTGGATGGATTCGAAGTATTCCCGCTCAATGAAATCATGGGAGAAGTAAAGGATCTGCTTACAGACACCATGCCAACAAGTAAAAAAAAATAAATGATAAAGATTCATCAAGTGGAGAGCTGTTCACAAATGAGTCTTTTTTTTATGTTTGCCGACAGGTTGGACTGACCAGCGAAGACATGGAAGAAATGACAATCGGTGACTGTCTGGACTATGTACAAGAGTATATAGACAACCAGAAAAAAGATGAAAATCCTACTGCGAGAAAAGCAACACAGGAAGATTTTGATAATTTTTAAAGAGGTGAGAAAGTGGCGAATAGCAAAATAAAAGGAATCACAATTAAATTCGGTGCGGATACAACGGCACTCAGCAAAGCTTTGAAATCCGCGGAAGATACATCAAAAAGTCTTGGTAGCGAATTAAGCTCTGTAAATAAATTATTAAAATTTGACCCGAAGAATACGCAGTTGCTTGCACAGAAACAGGAGTTATTAAGTAAACAGGTCGAAAATACCAAGGAAAAGCTGGAAGCCTTAAAGCAGGCACAGGGAGAAGTAGAAAAGAAGTTCAAATCTGGTGACATTGGAGCAGAAGAATACCGAGAATTTCAGAGGGAAATTGCGAAGACGGAACAGGATTTAAAATCTTACACCACGCAGATTAGTCGAATGGAGACTGAGCAGAAATCCCTAAAAGAAAGCACGAAGCAGTTGCAGACGCTGTTTGAAGCAACCGGAAAGTCCCTAGATGATTTTCAGGACATCCTCGGAACGAGGCTGACGAATGCCATAAAAAATGGAACGGCGAACAGTGACGATCTGACAGTAGCGCTTAACAAGATAGGAAAAGAAGCGTTTGGGGCAGAAACTGACCTGTCAAAGATGAAAGCTACATTGAATAAGGTAGATGACGGGGCGAGTATTGATGAAGTGAACAACGACCTGAACGAGATGAAGAAGAATTCAGGTGAGGCAGGAGAAGCACTGGACGGTATCGGAAAAGGAATTGTTGCAGGAAACATGATGCAAGCCGCTGAAATCATAGCAGATGCAGGGCAGAAGATAAAAGAGTTTAGTGACAACGCAAAAGAAGCATTTAATGAGGTAGATGCCGGATCTGATGCAATCATAACAGCGACAGGTGCTACAGGGAAGCTTGCTGAAGGAATGGATAATGTCTATAAAAGCATTGCGTCCAGCCTTCCGATAGACAACCTTGAAAACATCGGAAAAGTAATTGGGGAGATGAATACGCAGTTCGGGTTCACCGATGAAAAATTACAACATGCATCTGAAAAAATGTTGAAGTTTTCGGAAATTACTGGATCCGATGTGGTAGCATCAACGCAAAATGCAAAACAGGCGATTAGCGTATTCCACATGTCGAGTGATGATCTAGACAGCGTACTTGATGATGTTGCAAAAACAGCGCAAGACACGGGCGTATCTGTAGACGATCTATTTCAGAAAGCGATTGAAGGAGCACCACAGCTACAAGAATTGGGATTGAGTTTCTCGGACTCAGTAAAGCTGTTGGGGGCGTTTGAGCAGGCAGGAGTAAACGGGTCTGCCGCATTAAGCAGCTTATCAAAGGCAGCGGTAAATTATGCAAAAGACGGGAAATCACTCACTGACGGTTTGGCAGAAACGCAGGATAAAATTTTGAATGCGACTGATCAGACGGAAGCATTAAACGCCGCCGCCGAGGTATTCGGAACAAAAGGTGCTGTGAGGATGGTAGATGCCATCCAAAGAGGGGTTCTAAACCTGAACGACCTAGGAGGCGCTGCCTCAGACAGTCAGGGGACTGTGGAAACGACTTTCAGCAATACCTTAGACCCGATTGACGAAGAAACGGTTGCGCTAAATAACGTAAAGTTGGCCATGGCTGAGTTTGGGAGTGCCATTTCAGAAGCAGTAGCCCCAATTCTGGAAGCACTTGTTCCTATCATTCAGAAAGTTGCAAAGTGGTTTAGCAGTCTTTCTGGAACAAGCAAGACTATTATAGTCGTAATCGGTGGGATTGCAATGGTGATTTCGGCTTTACTACCGATTCTTGCGGTTGTAGCTGGTGGAATAGCAGCGGCTGGAGGTGCAATGGCATTCTTGACAGGAGTGCTATTACCAGTAGCCGGAATTATTGCCGGAATTATTGCAGTGGTTGCAGCAGTTGTGGCAGTAATAAAAAACTGGGGAGATATCACAGACTGGCTGTCCGAAAAATGGAATGCATTTAAAGATTGGATGTCTGGATTATGGGACTCTATATCGGAAAAAATCCAGGGAGTGTGGAACGGCATTAAGGATTTCTTTGCTGATATCTGGGA